GCGAATCCCTGCGTAGTAACAGATAACGGTCACGGTTACAGCAACGGTGACGAAATATTTATTACAGGCGTTGCTGGTATGACGGAATTGAACGACAAGTATTATCTTGTTGCTAGTAAAGCTACTAACACCTACGCATTGACAGATATTGGTGGCACTAACATTAACAGCACAGGTTTTACAACTTACAGTTCCGCAGGTACTTCAGCTAAGACCATTGAGTTAACCACCACTTATGCCACAGCAGATTTATTTCAATTAAAATTTGCCCAAAGCGCAGATATTTTGTATGTGGTCCATCCTGATTATCCTCCGCGTAAAATTTCTAGGACATCCGACACTGCGTGGTCTATTACCAATATTACGTTTTCCGATGGACCATTTTTAAACACAAATGTTACAACTACTACGCTTACACTCTCTGCTACGACAGGCAGTGTTACAGTTACCGCAAGTGCTGTGACAGGCATTAATGGTGGAGATGGTTTTTTAGCTTCCGATATAGGCAGACAGATACGGTGGAAAGACGCAGCAGGGAACAATACGTTTTTGACTATTACAGCCCGCGCAGACACTACTCACGTTACAGCAGCAATTGATGGGCCTGACGCTTCGGCCACTACTGCTACTGTAAGTTGGCGTTTAGGTGTCTGGTCAGAAACAACGGGCTACCCAGCAGCGGTGACGTTTCACCAAAACAGGTTGGCGTTTGCCGGACCAACAGACAACCCACAACGAGTTGATCTCAGCCGTACAGGTGATTTTGAAAATTTTGCGCCAACAGAACCTGACGCTACGGTTGTTGACGATAACGCCGTAACGAACACGCTATCAGCAGACACAGTAAACGCAATACGATGGTTAGCTGATGATGAAAAAGGTTTAATAATTGGTACAGTTGGTGGCGAATGGGTCATGCGGCCTTCTGAGACAGGTGCAGTTCTAACGCCAGCTACGGTACAAAGTAAGCGTTCTTCAGCTTTTGGTAGTGCTAACATTCAACCTATACGCTCTGGACGAGCTATTCTGTTTGTACAGAAAGCACTAAGAAAAGTCAGAGAACTTGCGTATGTTTTTGAAGATGATGGGTTTAGAGCGCCTGATCTAACACTTATATCTGAGCATATTACTCGTACAGGTGTAGTTGACATGGCGTATCAAAGTGAACCTCAAAGTTTGGTGTGGGTAGTTTTAGTTGATGGAACGCTAGTCTGTTTAACTTATGACAGAGATCAAAAAGTTGTGGGCTGGAGCCGTCACGTTTTTGGTGGTGTTAGTGATACAGGCACAACACAAGCAGTTGTGGAAAGTGTTGCAGTAATACCAAACGCAGCGGCAACAGCCGACGAGTTGTACTTAATTGTAAAACGCTACGTCAACGGGAGCGTAGTGCGCTACATCGAATATTTAAAACCACATTGGGATAGTGAGTTCAATCAAGAAGATGCGTTTTTCATAGACAGTGGTTTGACGTTAGACACACCTTTGGCAGTTTCTGCTGTTACTAAAGCCGACCCGGCTGTTGTAACGGTGTCAAGCCATACATTTTCTGATGGCGACGACATTAGGTTTACTGATGTCGTAGGCATGACAGAATTAAATAAAAAAGCGTACATTATTGGTGAGGCTACCACACACACTTTTGAGCTTTTTAACAACGTAAAAAGAACGGCTACTATCTCAGCCGCAACCGCAGCAAACCCCGTTGTCATAACCGCTGCGGGTCACGGGCTTTCAAACACAGATCAGATAGGCATATTTGATGTTGTTGGGATGACTGAACTGAACGGTAACGGTTACGTTGTAGCTAATGTAACAGCAAACACCTTTCAATTGTCAGGTGTAAATGGTTCAGGTTATACGACTTATGTTTCTGGCGGGACAATCCGGGACGCAGTGACTAGCGTTGGATTCAGCACTTATGTGTCAGGCGGCAAAGCCAGAGAGAGAGTAGACGTTATTTCTGGACTTGACCATCTGGAAGGTCAAACAATACAGATATTAGCCGAAGGCGCAACGCATGGTGATAAGACTGTAGCTTCTGGTTCAGTTACGTTAGATCGTCCTTCGGCAAAAGTTCACGCGGGGTTAGCGTATGTGTCAGATTTTGAATTACTAAGATTAGACGTTGGCGCAAAAGACGGCACATCTCAAGGTAAATTTAATAGGTTCCACAGAGTTATTATTAGGTTCTTAAATACATTAGGTGGTTTTTACGGTTCTGACACCGACAACCTAGACCAAATCAGTTTTCGTAAAGGTGGTGACTCAATGGACACCGCAGTTTCTTTATTCTCTGGCGACCTTGAACTAGAGTGGGACGGAGCTTACGATAGCGACAACCATATTTTCTATCGACAGACGCAACCGTTACCCGTGACAATTCAAGCGGTAATGCCGCAAATGCACACACAGGATAGATAATGTTTGAAGTCGTACCTTTTAAAGCAGCGCATTTAGGGGCCATACGTCTGCAAGCAGCGCAGATGTATTTAAGCGAATGGGTTTCTAACGAACAAGGTGAGGCTCTTGAGCAAGCGCCTAGTTACACGGCACTTGAAGACGGAGTGCCAATCTGTGCAGCCGGAGTAATTCCAATTTGGACAGGTCGTGCTATGGCGTGGTCTTTTATCTCAGATGTAGGGCCAACCAATTTTCTTAAATGTCACCGCGCAGTAAAGCGTTTTTTAGACGGGTGTTTTGTTCAGCGCATAGAAATGACAGTTGATTGCAATCATCCTGAAGCTCATCGTTGGGCTAGACTATTAGGTTTTACAATGGAAGCAAAACGTATGAAAGCCTATGCACCAGATGGGCATGATTGCGCTTTGTACTCGAGGGTATTATGACTGGAACAGAGTTCCTTATTGCTTCTACAATAGTTAGCACTATAGGCCAGTTAAAAGCTGGTGCAGACGCGCAGACGGCATCAAATTACAACGCAAGGCTGTTGCAGAATCAAGCTGACGCAAAACGCTTAACTGCTACGGAAAATGCAAAACGCCAAGCTAGGCTAGGAACGAAACGTATGGGTACGCTTCGTTCTATTGATCCAGATAAGTTAGATTTACTTGAAGATAGCGCAATCGAAGAAGAGCTAAATGTGCAAACTACTATTCACTCAGGCGAAGTAGATGCTATTGGTGACGAGAACAGCGCAAGACTTGAATTACGTAAAGGTAAAAACGCTATGACAAGCGCAATGATGGGCGCAGCAGGTTCTGCTCTTATGGGTGGAGCAGTAGCAAAAGGGGTATAGGTATAGTTTAATGGTTAAGTTTTCAACATTTGATGCACCAGCAAATGTAACGGTTGGGTCAGGCGGCAGAATGGCTACAGCCGACGATGTAGGCGTGTCTAAAGGTATTCAGTCGCTAGGACAATCGTTAGGCCAAGCAGGTACGGTTATTCGACAACGCGAAGATAGACGCAGCATTACGCAAGCGCGCGCTGAGTTCGCAGATTTTGAAATAGAACAAGAAGACGTTTCAACCACCAGACAAAACAAAGCGGGAGTCGGCGCACCGGGGTATTACGAACAAACTAGGACAGATTACGATAAAGCGTTTCAAAATATGAGCGCAAATTGGAACGATGTTCAGAAGTTTGCCCTTGCAGAGCGTTCTAGCTCTAGCCGCACCACTGCGCTAAAAGGCGCAATCCGTTTTCAGTCAGGCGCAATTGTCAAAGCCGACTTGGGTTATGTGAAAACAATAAAAAAAGGTATTTCTCATCGTTTAGCCAAGGGTGAAATAGACATTGCAACTGCGGTCCAAGAATACAGCGAGACGCTTGCTGATACAAACATATCAGCGGAAAAACAACAGGAGTTGCTAGTAGCGTCCGCACCACAGTTTCGCATTACCCTCTCTGACAGCCTCATCGCTAACCCCGCCTTGGGTTTACAGATGCTCCGCGCAGGTGACTTGAGTATGTACCCCGCAGAGGAGTTGACCAAACTAAAAGACAATCTGGTCAAATCTATTCTCAACGCGGGCAGGAAAGAACAAGAAGCCCGTTTTGCCCGCGAGATTTCTTCTAACACAGCGGCGATGGCAGCGTTGGTGGCTGGAGAGATGACCCCAGCGCAGTTGGAACAAGAGTTCAAGGGTGCGCTATCATCTGAGACGTTAGCTAAACTCAAAGAGATTGCTAGTGGGTTGCAGCGCCCTTTTAGAACACCAGAGGAACAAACAACCGCGACAGCCCAACTACAAGCGCGTTATAATCAGTTAGGAATAAAACGATCAAAAGGCAAGATGAAAACCACCGCCAC